GTGGCAATCCTTATGAGCGTGCGCAAGTTTATGAAATCTTGAACCGCATTGGCGCAATGAGCGTTGATGAAATTCGTGAGGAAGAAGATATGCTGCTATGAAAAAAGTAATCACACCAATGACAATCACCGCGGCTGATTCCAACAGTCGAACAATCAGTGGCCGAATTGTTACATTTGACGAAACTGGTAACGCTTCAATTGGCAAAGTGCAATTTGCAAAAGGTTCAATTGACCCAACACCAGTTTTACTTAACCTGGAACATGACCGCACCCGCAGAATTGGTTCCACATTAAGCATGACCCAAGATGAAACGGGAATTGATGCCGTTTTTAAGATTATTGAAACAACCGCTGGCAATGACAGTTTGGTTGAAGCAAGCACTGGAATGAGAGACGGATTCAGCGTTGAAGTGATGTATGACGAATACACAACACTTAAGGACGGAACCGTCCGCATTTTAAAAGGCGAATTGTCAGGCGTTGCACTTACAAGCGAACCCGCTATTCGAAGCGCGCGTGTAACTGAAGTGGCGGCAACAACCGCTGATGAAGAAAGCACTGAACAAGTTTCTGACTCAACAATTGGGACAGAAGAAACACCAACAACAGAAGGAGACGAAGTGGAAAACACCGTCAATGACGCTTCAGCCGTAGAGACGGTCGAAGCCGCACAGTCAATCACCGCTGCTGCAAAACCAGCAATCGGTGGCTCATTCACAAAGCCACGCATTGAAGTTACTGCCGCAAAGTATCTTGAAAACAAGGTTCTTGCTGCACTAGGAAACGAAGATGCACGCCAGTATTTAATGGCAGCAGATAACAACACAACAGATTCCGCTGGACTTGTTCCAACACGTCAGTTGAGCGAAGTTATCAACGGCCTATCAACAACAATCCGTCCAAGCATTGAAGCAATTTCCCGCGGGACATTGCCTGATGCTGGAATGACATTTGAAATTCCAAAAATTACAGTTGCGCCAACGGTGGCGCAAATTAATGAGGGCAATGCGTTTTCTGACACAAATATGGAGTCAGCCTTCATTTCGGTTCCCGTTAAGAAGTTCGCAGGCCAGCAAAATTTTACGGTGGAATTACTTACTAGGACTAGCCCTTTGTTCTATGATGAATTGCTTCGTAACATGGTTGCGGCAATGGCTAAGGCACAAAATGCTTATGTCAGCGGAATTCTTGTTGCAAATGCAACTGTTGATGCAACAACTTTGTCAGCACTTCCAACTGCTGCTGAATTACTTGCATTTGTTTCACGCGGTGCTGCAAGTGTTTACACAAACACAACAGGCTTTGCGCAAAACATTGTTATGGGTGCAAGCCAGTGGGCAAACACAATGGCACTAAACGATAATGGCCGTCCAATTTATATCGCTGCACAACCACAAAATGCAGGCGGTGCATTGCGCCCTGACTCATTGCGTGGAAATGTCGCGGGTCTTGATTTGTACGCTGATTTTGCCGCACCTGCTGGAAGTGATGATGGTTCAATGATTATTGTGAACCCTGCTGCATACACATGGTATGAAGGCAATAACTATCAACTTCGCGCTGAATCAACTGCTGACGGTTCAATCAATGTCGGTGTTTATTCATTCGGTGCTTGTGCAATCAAACTTGCTGGTGGAGCATTCCGCAACAACAAGTAAAAAACCAATCATGCGCCGTGGTCACTCCCGAACGCGGCGCAGCAGACGAAAGGGACGGAAATGCCAAGTATTGTTTCAACCGCGCAGTTGCGCAGCATTCTTGGCGTTTCCGTTTCCCTATATCCTGACAGTTACCTGGACGAAATTATCAACACCGCTGAAGCGGTTATTTTGCCAATGTTGGTTGCAAATACCAACGCAATCAATGCTTATGAATTGACAGACAATGTTGCAATTTATTACACCCAACGTGAACATCATTTTGTCGCTGGTCAATCAATAATTGTGACGGGATTACCCGCACCTTTTAGCGCAACAGTAACCGTTGTTAAAACAGGCATTTTTCATTTCACCGCTGCAATCACAAGTGCAAATGTGACCTTGCGCGACATTATTCCAACAGGCACGGCCACGCTTTCGGGTTATTCTGCCGTTGATATTTACGCCAATTCACCACCCATTGAATCAGCCATTTTGGCAGTCAGCGTTGAAGTCTTTCAATCACGGGTGGCCGCTGGTGGAGAAATTCAGGGCGTAGATTTTGCCAGCACGCCATATCGCATGGGTAGAAGTTTGACCAACCGTGTCAGCACATTACTTCAGCCGTTTCTTGATGTTGAAACGATTTGTCAATGACCGCATCAACAATTGCTGACACCCGCGCTACCCTGGCAAATGCGTTTTCTGCTTTGGCTGCAAATGTGTACGCGTCAGTTCCCGAATCGCCAATTCCTCCAGCAATAGTGGTGGTTCCAAATTCACCTTACATGGAAGTTGTGTTAATTGGTAAAGCACAAACAAAAGTAAAACTTAACTTTGCAATCACGGCAATTGTTTCATCAAATAGCAATGCAGGTTCATTAGATAACCTTGAAAAACTAATCATCGGAATTCTTGCGGCAATGCCGTCAGGATATGTTGTGGACGTTGTTGAAAAGCCAACAGTGTTGGAGGTTGGGCAATCCCCAATGCTTGTGGCTGACATCAATGTTTCAACCTATTACACACAGACAATCTAAGGAGAAAAAATGGCCACCACAGTAATAACTGGGCGCGATGTCACCTTTACTATTGGTGGCAATAATTTCGATGCTCAGGCAACTTCAGCAGTTCTTTCAAACTCACCAACAATGGTTCGTTATCAGACACTTGACGGCGTAGTTAATCGCCACATTGATGATGAATGGACTTTTGCCGTTGATATGTTAGCCGACTGGGGCGCATCACCTTCATTGTGTGAGACGCTTTGGGGTGTAACAGAATCAGCACCAAATACAGGAATCACAACAGTATTGACCGCGGCCACAGGCGCAGTGTTTACATTCTCAGTGCTTCCAGTATTCCCAAGCGCGGGCGGTGCTGCACCTGATGCACAAACAGTTTCAATGTCATTTGTTGTCGTTGGAACACCAGCAGAAAACTTTAGTTAAACCAACCAATCGGGAGACAAAATGAAACTACCAATCACAGTTGAGTTCAATTCGGGGGAGTCAGCCACCTATGTGGCTGCTCCACCTGAGTGGGTCAAATGGGAAAAAAACACAGGTCATACGATTAGCCAGGCACAAGAAAAAATCGGTATATCCGATTTGGTCTTTTTGGCTTATCACGCCATGAAGCGGGAAGCCGCTGGAAAACCAGTAAAACCAATTGAAGCGTGGACTGAAACCATTGCTGACGTGGTAGTTGGTGAGGCAGACCCAAAAGCCACGCAGTCGGAAGCCTAAACAGAATCATTTGGGAATTAGTCATTGCGACTGGATTACCCAAGTCTGAATTTGAATCGGCTGAGGACATTCTGACCGCAATAGAAATTTTGGAGAGGCGCAATGGCTGAAGATGCAGTTGCCTACGATAAGGCAGAATTGCGCGCAGTCATTCGCGCTTTTAAAGTCATGGACGATGAATCTATTGCTGCCGCCAAAACCCAATCCAGTGCATTGGCTGAATACTTACAAAGAAGAATCCAAATGAAAGCGCATCAAATTAGGTCATCAAAAGTGGCTGGCAAAATTGCTGACGGTTCCAGGGTTAGCAAATCTTCCAAAATTGGCGAAATTTCTTTTGGTTTTGCTGGTCAAAAATTCAGCGGTGGTGGCACAACCCAACAACTTTGGGGCGGTTCAGAATTCGGTTCAAATAAATATAAACAATTTCCAGTGTGGTCAGGTCGCGAAGGCCGCGGTTCGCGTGGCTGGTTTATCTATCCAACCTTGCGCGCCGAACAACCTTATTTGGTAAAAGAATGGGAAAATGGCTTTGACAAGATTCTGAAAGAATGGGACAGATAAATGGCTGGAAGTAGAACGCTCAAACTTGCGTTACTGGCAGACATTGCTGATTTCTCCAAAAACATCAATTCTGCTGGAACCCAAAGCAAGACCCTGGGCGACCAATTTGAAGATTTTGGTAAAAGAGCAGCCCTGGCATTTGCCGCGGCTGCCGCTGCCATTGGTGCTTACGCTGCC